CCATTCTTTAGACTGCCTGCAATTTCTGTTGGTTCTATCTACCATTTTGCGAGCCTTTTTGCATTATTGGTAGTCAAGATAATATCAATTATTTATTGTCATATCAAACTATTGTTATATTTCCAATCGAGCCAATCACGTTCCATGTGGTATTTGCTACAGTACATAATAATTTTACATAATCGTTTTGATTCGTTGATGCTAGGCTTCCTGTTGTTACTGTTGTTGATAGCGCACCAAAATTAATTGATTGCCCTGAATTTTGTATAATTGTCCATCCACCAGCAGAAAACCCAGCTACTTCTATTTCGGTACCAAATGCGGCGGAAGTGGGAAGCTGAAAAGTCACCAATGATGCGCCATTGTTTGCCATATATTGATAATTAGCTACAAGCGGATAAGATGAGGCCGCAATAGGAATCCAATCGCTTTGAGTATTAAAAGCCGGCGTCCAAATAGCAGTAAGATCTGAGCCGCTGGCTGTAACAATCCACAACTGATTATGCACTGTGTCCCAAAGGAATTGATAAGTAGTTCCCGCTACAAATCCATTAGGATTTCCAGGATAATAAAGAATGATGTTGCTTTGAAACAAATTAAAAATCTGTTGCAAAGTCTCTTGCACCGATAATCCTAGGCTTGTAGGGCTTGAATAGCCTTGTACGGCGCAAATAATATCAGTTAGTTGGGCACTTGCTACCTGGGGCAAATCCGTAAAGCGTTCATTGGGCATAATCAGTCCTTGATTATTTAAATCATAAATTAATGTGGATATCCAATTGCATAAAGAGAAATAGAGACTTCAGCAGTTGTTGAATCTGTTATTAAGCTTATATTGCTGCCTGCGGCAACGGTGCGCGCATACATATACCCGGTAGGTATTAATTCTGCTGTGCCCGCAACCAATGTACCACTTGTTTGAGCAACCGCTGTGGCGCCGCTCAAATCGCACCAAATATCGGTTGCTGGCTGCGGCGTAATAATGGCAATCCATAATGGATAATTTGAAGGAACAGTGATGCTCGATGCAGCACCAGACGCTAATTTAGCACTGTAAATATTAGTGCAGGCTTGTGGCGCAAATACAGGATAACCCTGGACGTCTCTTGCTAATTCTAACATTGTGGTCATTTTAAAATCCTTTTATAACTTCATGTACATGTTTAGGAATATACCCGGCTGTGTGACATTAAATGGCTGACTTCCTCCATTCAATCCAGTAGTAGGATTTGAAGGACTATTTGCCGCTGGATTGGTGCTACCTGCATTACCTTGGTTCGTAAGTGTGGTTGACTGCATAAACAATTGACCTGCAATGGCGGCTGGATGATTATGATTAATCAATTCGGATATATTTGGTGTGTGGACATATTCGCCTTCGGACGTGCCATTGAATGCGGCTGTTACAAAATTTGTTCCAGTCCCGCTGTTAGCATAAATAATCGCTATTCCTGCGATGGCATTTGCAAACGTAGTTGAAAGCGTGAACGTAGTTGTGCCATTAAAGTTAGAAACATAATAAATCGTATTTGCCGAAAACCCTGTGGGTAATGTTCCCCCGGTATTGGTAATGTATACAGGCATTCCATTAAAATAATCTACTGTATTTATGGCTGTAAAAGTTTGACCTCTGGATATTAAAAATGTTCCTGAGCCAGCGCTGTAATTAATAAGCGTATTATTGGCCACATTACCCGGTGATAAGGCGACATTGAATGTGCTGACACCATTCCAGTTTGCCACATAATACGTGGTTCCCGGGCTCATACCACCGGGCAATGTTGCGCCTCCCCCCGTTGCCGTAGCATAAAACGGCATCCCGTCATAATAAGTAGCAGTTCCATTTAGCAATAAGGGGCTTGAAGTTCCAGTTACCGTGAATGAGTTTTGACCAGTAACCGCATTTACCGCTGTTGAATAAGTGCTTAATAATGCGGAAACAGGTACAGTCCCCAGTATTACCGAGCCCATGGTATCGGTAGTAGTGATTGATTTTCCTGCATTCCAGTCTGATAGTGCAGTAGAACCATAAGCAATTTTCATTCCTGACGTGTCGACCATTTGCGCCAAAAGATTGACGCTGCCCACTGTATAAGGAGAAAATTTAGTCCATAAAAGATTATACAAAGGCCATGCACTTACATCATTCAAAAATGGGTAATAAGAGCCGCCTCCAATGGGATTGTACCCTATAGTTCCACCGTTTAAAGGAATCCATCCGAAGGGATAGTAATCATTTAAGCTCGTTCGAATATCACCAGTTCTAGGGCTATGAATAATCGCGTCAATCTGGTCGTACGTTTCAAAGTCATTTGTGGGTATATCAATTGTGCTCAGATAGATTGATGGCAATGCAATATTTAGATTACATAATCCTTCACCGGCCATTGGTAAGTTAATCTGCAAATACAGCGCATCATCATTGGTTGTTGCCGCGGACAGCCCTACCGTATCTGGAAAAACCGAAGTAAACGTGTATTTAGTCCAATTGTTGTTGATTGTAAATGTTCCCTCACCTATTGGCACAGGAACAGACGCCGCATTACCAGTTCCAGGAAACTGATAAATAGACGCTGATATTGTATTGGTTCCACTGATGCTCTGTGCTTGTATCGTGAATGTAAACGGAACATTGGCAAGAGTTAGGTTATGCAATGAAATTGGTATCTGAATGCATTTTAATGTTTCGCCATTTTGAGGAACTGTACAATTAAAGTTTAAATAATATTCACCCTCTATATCACCAGTTATAACCGGAGCAGTAGTTGCCACAAATTTTTTAAAAGTAATTGAGTCAGTTGAGCCCAAAATATTTTTAATGTATTGGATATTGGGCATACTGAACGTATCGTGCTGTGATGGCGCTAAATCTCGGTGGTAATAAGGGCCCGAAGTCCCGTATTGAGTCGTCCATAAAAACATATTTGATGTTGCTAGCGTAGAGCCTGATACTGCGAGTCCATTAGGGTCTGTAAATGCATTACGCCAAAATCTGCCATTGATAATGTAATTGTCTAAATTCCCATTGCCTTCTACTGGGCCATTGCCCCCCTCGCCATTTTCCCATGGGAAATTTGAACGCGTGAACTGTAATGACCTTAGACCACTGCAATTGTCGATTGGGCCCTCTACGGTGATGTAATAGAGCTCTGGCGTGACATTATCTGTTTCACTGACGATGTAATAGAACGGAATGGTGTCATTACCAGAGGAATCGCAGATTGTTCCTGCACCGCTTAAGTATAATGGATTGGGTAATGGTAAGAATTGGGGAAGTCCTGGCGCGCTGGTCATGTAGTACCAATTCTTTAAGATTAATCTTGAATTGTTGTTGTAACAGGTGATTTTTCCATAGGACAACGGGTTCCCGCATTTGTCTACCAGGCTATCCTGCAACATCGGCGCAGCTACTAAGAACTTTGTGTCCAAGTCCATTGAAAATCCATTTCAAAGTTTATTGGATTATTCTACACCTAATTGTATTGAATTCAATGGCTGTGGGTTTACGCCAACTTCCTCTTTCTTTCTTCTCTTTCTTTTTTCCATCTTTGTAATTGCTCTTCTGAAAAAGGCGAATCTATGTCTTTCCTATTGTCTTTATCTACATTGTCTATCCGTATCCCCTCTGAGTCCGTGTTTAAAAGTACTGAGAGTCCGTGATCAAAAGACACAGAGTCCGTGATTAAAATTTTATCACCCCCAGAGAGTCCGTGATTTAAATCAATACGGTAAATAGGAATTCTTGTCGATTTGGGTGCAATTTTATCTGTATAAATTAAATAGTTCATATCGCGCAATTGCTTTAAAGCACGTTCGACAGTCTTGATACTGCATGAACACTCATGAGAAAGACGTTCTATTGAAGAGTAAGATTCATTATGTTGGTTTGCTCTAAAGCAAAGAATAGTAAGAATATGTTTTTGTGGCTGGGATAAGCCGGATATATTTAAACAAAGGGTTGTTAGGGGAATGCTCATTTGTTATACTGTTCCTGTGTTGTTCGTGATGGTACGGCACGCTGTTGTACAGCAAGTGAGAGAAGCCGAACGGGTTAGCGCCCATATGTTCGGCTTTGTTTTTTGCATCATACCTTAAAGTTGTCAATTTATGAACACAGATAAACAGAAAGCAAAAGACACGGAAAGCTTATTTAAAACTATAAATAAAATAGCCTATGATAAAAATATTGAAGAACATATCCTTAATCATGCAATTTTGTTAAAGAATGTCCGAGGCGATTTGTACGATATAAAACAACTTTTGATGTGGATTTTGAGCACTGAGGTTACAGCGATATTTATTTTTTTGATTTGGGTTGTCTTTGGGTAATAAAAAAGCCGCTAAGCGGCTTTAATGATTTTTTTCTGCTCTAATCCATATTACAAAGTATAAGTTCACATATCACAAACCCAATAAATAAAATCAAACCCATTTTAAACCCCTCATCAGTAAACATTTGTTGGCTATATTACATGATAATGAACAATAAACAAGCATTATCTGTGTTTTCTTCCATACAAATCTAATGCAAATGCTGCGCCTATTACATTTCGTGCGGATTTTACTCTTTTTTCAAATCTTTGTTTTTTAGCAACAGCCTCAACAAGAGCTTTGTTTTTTTCATCTTTTGCCTTTTTAGACAAGTCTTTTGCTTCAAGTTCTTTTCTAAGTTTAGTTTCCAATCGATTCAAATCCGAAATTTCATGCTGCAACTTTGGTATTTGTTGGTCTAATTTAATTGCTTTAGCCCTTTCTGCTTCATGTAGCTTCAATTGTTGTTGAACATTTTTATTTATTTCAGAAAAGTGCTCTTGTTGCGCTCTAGCAATTGGAACTGCTTCATGAGCTCTTTGCTGCTCCATCATTAAATTATGCAAATCAGGTGTTCTTTCAGGATTGATGTATCCTCTTTGTGTCGCATTGAGATTCATTAACTCTTCTGGTCTTGCTGCAAATTCATGAGATGCCAATAAATTTGCTGTATTAGGATTTGATTGGATGTAATTTCTTAAAATGACATTCCCTTTATGACTTCCACGCAATAAAGAAGGTATGTTTCTTTCATTCACACGCTCATGTTCAACCCAGTTTTGATAATGTTTTAATTCTGTTACAGGTGCATATTCTGTCGCCCATCGCTTCTTTACAGCTTGTAAGCGCTTAAATGATTCACCACCTACCTGTTCTTTTAAAACCTTTTCAATCTCTGCGGCCTCAGCCTCTTTGGCGCCTGCTAATCCTTTATATTTCTCTACATCTTCAGGCGTTAGACCTCGTTTGGCCAAGTTCATTCTGTCTTCTGTAGCCTGCATTGTAAGAGCGCGGTACTTTTTATATAGTTTTTGCGCATCTTCAATGCCATTGCCAGCCATGTCTTTATAATAATTTCTTGTTTGTTCCATAAATGATTTATAAGCCAATGGGCTTGAATGTTCACCTAAATGGATTTTTGCTAATTCTTCAATTTCTTTTTCATTTACTTTGTTAGGCGTGCTTACTTTTTTACCTTCAAAAGTTTTATCTATAGCCTGAAACTCATCGCCAAGTTCTTGTTTTAGCCCACCCATTCTACGCTCACCATTTGGAGTTTGCGTTGGACGCCCTTCAAAATGATGCGCTATGTCTTGGGCTAAATGCTCATCATTAGGCTGCCCATGTTGCAACTCATTAGATATCGCCTCATTTGTTCTTTGCGCTTCTTGCTGGGCACGCAGTTCTAATTGCGTATGTGCAGGGTGCAAAACTCCTTGAGGAAATTCCTCATTTGGCAATCCTTGTCTTTCCTGTTGCGCTTGTTGTAATGCCTCTTGCTTTGCCTCAATACGATGTGGAAAACGCTCTACATCCGTTAGATTATACTTAGCACCTGATTCGCCTTTGGTTTTGGCAACATTAGCTGCATGCTCTTCATATTGCTTCATTGCATTTTGTACGGCTTCTTCAGCTTTAGTGACTGCATTTTTACCAAATTTATTGCCGATATAGTTCATTGTTCCGGGAATTGCGATGGCTCCTGCACCTTGCATAGCGCCTGACTCTGCTCCTTGCATTCTTTTTTCATCTAATGCGGCGCCAGTGGCTGCTCCAGCTCCTGCTCCTACCCCAAGCCTTGCGCCACCAGTTAATAGCTTTTGTAATAACTTAGCGCCTTCAGGAGCTCTTTTAATTAAGTTTGCTGCTTTAAATCCTGTGGCTCCTGGAACAAAATCAGGTGCAATTTCACCAGCCTGTTGCCCGACATTTTCCCATTTATTTTTGGATTTCTTCAATTCGGGTTGATGAGGAACATTGCCGCCGACTAAATTATTTAATGAGGCAGATTGATTGGCTAAAGTATTAACTACGGATGGATAAAAGCCTTTACTGTATTCAGCCAAACTAAAATCTTTGAATGGATTTGATTCTACCAACCCACCTTTCTTTGCTAATTTTCCACCAGCTTTCATTTGCTCAGGACTAAAAAACCCACCACTCGATTCTTCTTGGTCATCTGGTTGTGACGCATAAGCTAAATGGCTGAAATCGCGTGACTCTTGATCCTTAGGCTTTTCTTTTGGTGCTGCATTAGCCAAATATGAATAATCTCTTTTTTCGTTCATGCTCTATTCGCCTCAACTAATCCTGCTTTCTTAGCAGCTTCAATTTGACTTGTGTGAACTGGCCATTCTTTTTTAGTTACCGGATCAACATAGATGGCCGTTGCACCTGAAGGCTCTGAATTTGACGGAACATAATTTTTATTTCCTTCAAGCGAAACTCCACCGGACCCCGTAGTTTTAGTAAGGTTTTTCTCTCTTTTTTGTAAATCAATTAATTCTTGTTTTATGCGTTCACTATATTTGTTTAAAGATTCATTCACGCCTTTGTGAACTATTTTATCTGCTGTTTCAGATGAAAAATTATGATATTTAATTAATGAATCTGCTAATTTATTTTGAAAATTAACTAAATTTCTTGGCGCAATGGCACTACCTATGCCAGATACATATGGAATACCTGTGGCCTCCGCACCTAATGCATTTTTTTGAAACCAACTTGTCCAAGATTTATCATTTTTAAGGTTTTTAACCTCACCCAATAAACCTGAAACTAGATCAGCGGTATTTTTACCGCCAACGACTGCATTTTCTGTTTGCTGAGAAAGATTCGCGCTAGGGGATATTTTTTGATTCCCTTCTACACCATAAGGTGTTCCACCGGGTACTTGATTGGCGGTCATTGGATCAATTGCCCTTTGTCTGGCGGTAGCTGCTATTTGCTCAGGGGAAACTTGAGGCTGTTGTTGTCCATCGCTCATCGGTTGTTGCTGCTCAGGTGCTTGCCCTGGCATTTGACCTTGTGGTTGTTGACCATTCATTTGTTGTTGATCAGGAGCTCGAGGACGAAATAAATTAGAAATTTGATCCATGAACCCTTGAGATTGTTGTGGATGCTGTGATTGTGCATATTGAGCTAATATTTGAGAAAGCATCTGTCTTGCCTGTTCGCCTTGTGGGCCAGCAAAAATCTGACCTTTAGTACTTGTGCCTAATTCAGCTAAAGGCCCAAGGGTTTTTCCCAAAATATCGGCTTGAATCTTTTGTGGCAAATATTTTGCATTTTGCTGTTGAGTATAATTATGCAATGCCTTTTGCATCATAGTTGCATAAGGATTAACTTCGTCAGAATCAAGTTTTCTTGTATAAAAGGTAAATGACATGATTAATCCTTATTTATTACCGAATGAGAAAGCAGAACCAATTTGTCCCAATGCGTCACTGCGGGCTTTATTTTGAGCGGCTTGACCGTTAAATTGATTTCCTGCTTGGTTTGCTAAAGTCTGGGCTATCATATTGGCTTGATTGGTTCCTGCTTGTAGTCCATTATTCATAAGGCCTTGAGAACCTTGCAGCCCTTGACCGTAAAGTCCAGTTGCCTGACCAAGCCAATTATTGTAGTCCTGATTTGCCATTCCTGTGGCTATGCCCATATTTTCTTGTTCGTGCTGCGGTGAGCCAGCCATCCCGCCCGCAGCAGCGCCATGGCCAGCGCCTTGCAAGGCTTGTTGTAGTGCAAATTGAAATCCAGGTGATTGCTGGTAATTAGAACCTATATCATTGAGTTTCCCCCCTGGATTACCGATAAGTTTTTGGTATTCCTCTTCCATGGGCTTTATTTGGTTTTGACCAGCTTGCGAATAAGGGTCAAAGTATCCAGATGTTTGGCCAGGTATTTGTCCAAGAGTTTTATTTGCTTCATCCGCGGGATTTTTGCCCGGATTAAAAAGGCCATAAGCGCCAGCAGCCGCTCCGACTGGATTAAAATTAATCCCACTTCCAAATCCAAACAAACCTGTACCGGCCATAATAAATCCTTTTAAAATGCCAAATAAATGGCGCTCATCTTGAATCTTAATTCGTACTAATATACACCAATATTAGGGATAAGTAAGCGTGAAAGACATCCAACGGGCAGTAACAATGTTTGGCGGTGTTGCTCCATCGTAAGTAATTACAAACATTTTTGGCACTCTATTGGTGCTATCGAATACTGCCTGCCCACTAATGTCAGGTATTACCAATTGGCTTCTATTTGGCGTTTCATTCTGTGGCAAAGGAAAGCCTATATAAGGTGCATATATTGCTTGAATTGTCGACAATTCAGCCGCTGTAAGCTGGGGAAACAAAATACCTTCATTTTTAAAATTTTCTTGTAAAGCCTGAAATAAAGAACTTAAGCCCAATTCCCAAATAGGCAATAAATTTCCATCTTTATCAACGGTAGGTGATTCCCTTGGGTAATCAGGGAATATCGAGGATGGCTGTTTCTCTTGTGTAGTTAACGGCATATTAAGTCCTTATATTGGCAACGCCGTTGGTTGCTACAAAGCGTCCTAAGCCGTGAAATTGGAACTGAATCACCGAATCATTACTAAGACCACCTTGCCACCACATTAAACGGTTTCTACGCTGTCCTATGGGGTTTAAATCATATCCCCATGATTGGCCGAAGGTTGCTCCACCGTCATAGGATAAAGACGAATCAACTCTTGGCGTGGAATAAATATAGGCATCTTGTTGTGCTATTAAAATTTCACCATTATCGATAGCTCCAAAGTGTTGGTCAGTCAGGTACTGTCCATCTTGCGTTATAAGAGGCATATTATCTTGGGTAACTAGGAATAAATAATCACTTGGCTCAGTCTCTAAAGGACAACCACACTGAGTAACTAAAACTATCTCGCCTATATCTTGCTGCAAATAATCTGTTTCACCCGTTTCTATCGTGAAACCATAATCATTAATGATAAAATAATCCTGGTTTGGACTTCGTATGTTTTTGCAGCTTCTTATGCGTGGTATCTCATGGGTCAATACATTTCCGGCTTTATCCGTATCTTGATAGGTATAAAATCCTGTATCAAAAGAGAATAATTCACCGTTGTTTCGTGAAACAAAATAGTATTGATTGTTGAAAAAGGCGATTTCAGAAGCAATAAAATAGTTTAGTGCCTGGTCTGATGCATGATAAAACTTGTCTTGGTTAAAATCATAGAATAATGACACATTGTCTGAATAAAAATTGATGTGATAGAACAAGTGCCCGTCTTGGCGATATAGGAACCCTTGTGAATCTTGTGGGTTTTGAAACGTAGACAATAAGTAATCAATACCATCCGTTGTAATCTTCTTTGGCATACCGCCATCACTATACATGATGATAGGGCCTGATTTCTCATTGGCAGCAAGCCAGACAACGAGTTCGTCCATGTAGGCCACAGATGCGGGACTTAGGCAGCCATAATCGATGTTAAATTGGTTTTGTCTTTGATATGGGAATAACTGGGCGCCAGTATCAAACCATGCTTCGGTTGTAATCGAACCCATAACGAATATTAAGTTACCTTTGGAAGGGAACCTAACTACTGCCTGGGTGTTATCTGGCTTGGATTGTATTAAGCCTACATAGGCAGCAGTTGAAGGCCAATGACCGGGTGAGCCGTCATTTTCATCTGACAAACGCCATGTATTATTGGCGGGCGGCGCATACGTATTATCATTAGATGCTGCTAAAATAAAATAGGTATCATGAAACGTTAAATAACCAGGAGTAAAATTTAAGGTAACAATCTGAAACTGAGGCGATAACAAAGGGTCATAAATATAAAAGTTTGTCCCATCGCTTATGCCAATTTGTGGTTTGTTATTTTCAGCAATATAAACAATACCTGTGTTGGTTTGAAGTTCACCAATTTTAATCACCTGAGAATAACTGACTTTATGATTTTGCTGCGAGAATACAACGTTAACTAAATACACATTAGCATTGATGACTACAACCAAGCGGTCAAGTTTAGTACTAGTGAATATGCCACGACCTTCTATGCCTCCGTTGAATTTCGCACTTCCTATAGCGATTTTATAGCCTGAATACGGCACGAGCCAGTTGTCAGACACAAACATGTTGTATGTTTTCTCGGTGCTAATTTTAGCATAGCGTCCAAATGTTGAACTGCCAACAATGTTTAATTCTTGAGGTTGTGAATTCTGGCTTCGTGTAATCATTAGTTAAAACGTCCTTGTATGACATCCTTGTCATCCTTCGCACCTTGGTGCTTCCCCTCTCCAAATAACTTAGTGTTCGTGCTGCTCTAGGTAACTTATTGCTTTTTTTAGTAGTGATGTATCGTCTTTAAAACTGCCTATAGCTGTATTACAAAAATGGCATAAAAGACCTCTTACTTTTTTTGTCTTATGGCAATGATCGATTGCTAATTGAATCACTTTTCCTAAGAACAATTTAGTTTCAAATTTATCACAAATGTAACATTTATTTCCGCTTTGTTCTTTTAATTTTAAATATATTTCTTCATTTATTCCAAATTTTTTTAATTTTCTTTTTAATACGTTCCTAATATATCTCGGATCATTTGATCTATATTCTTGTTGATACTCAATTTTACATGAACTACAGGAAAGTGACCCATCACTGTTTAAAACATGGTGCCTCTTATGCTTTTCACAAAAATTCTGGGGTTTAATCTTTTTTATATACTTATCAGGGTTATTAATCCTGTCTATTTTTACAAAGTCTCTTCTTTTTTGTGAACATTCTTTCATAGTTTTTTTAACTTTTTCTGGATGTTTTAATCTATATTCAGCCATTTTTTCTCTATTACAAATATCACATTGATATTTTTGAGAACCTTCCAGATATCTTTTCTCTATTTCATGTTTTTCACATATTTTTATAAGTTTCATAATAACTCCGGAAACGTATAAAATATATACTAATTGTACTTAACTTGGGCGCCACCCCCTACCCAAATTCGCATCGCCATAATTATAACCAATTTGTTCATTATTATTCAATATAGATTGTTTTATAATCGATAAATCAGGGGGTGATATGTACATTAGTTTTCTTTCATACGATTTTAATACTGCAGCTGACTGCGGATTAAAAATTATACCGTACTCCGAACACATTAGCGAGGCCAAAGCATATCTCAAGTACTCCAAGTAACTAGAGTCATACCCCTGATTAGAGCTATTAACAAAGCGATAAGGCACGCATTCACTAACATTGCTCATATCAGTATCTAGACACACATCGGTCAAAAACAGCTTAACCATGGCCTTTAATGGGTAGCAGGTAGCCGGCTTAAAATAAAGCGCCAAATTTCCGCCACCTAATGCTCTATTATAGTTCCAAGAAAATGGCAATGTAGAGATATTGTCTACGCGCGCAGAACCATAATAATTACGGCGCGTCACGGACTCCATAGGATAGCGAATAACATTGATATTAAAGGTCAATGACTCAATAGCAGCAACATACGGTAAAAAGTAATATTCCTGACGCGGAATAGCTTCAAATTCAATATAAGTCCAATAAGGAATTAAATCAGTTTCAATCTGTTTAAAATCAAGAAGAGCATTCAAAAGAAACAAGCCATCAGAAGTTTGTTCCCCTGTAGGAACTTGCAAGTTTCGCCCCACAATTCCAGATAAAAACCATGCCCTATTAATCAAATCACGAGCAAGATAAGGCTTTAACCTTGGCCCTTTTTGGTTCCTGTTATATCTGGTACAACCACATCTTTCGGAGTTATTGCCACAAGTATTACAAGACTCACAGGGATTGGTATTCTGATTACAAGAGCAGGGATTACAAACACTGCATCGTGAACAAGTACTGCAAATGCACTGATTAGAGCACACGGGGCACAGAACATTAGGAAACCATTGATAAGATGGATAGCAATTGTTTTGTGATTCGCGCTGACTATCGTTGCAATTACATGGATTGGCCACGCAACGACATGGATTTTGACCACATCCACAAGGCGCACTTTGGCAATTACAAGGAGGAATCGTTGGCGGAGGACACGTTTTATTAGGTGCCACACAAAGTTGCCCTGGCAAAGGAGGAGGGCAACAACAATACCCTAAAGGCTGATTGCAGACACATGCCTGATTAGCCTGGACACAAAAAGGATTCGGTGGAACATAATTATTATTATTCCACCGAGGCTCTCCATACGCATCAAAAGGGCCGCATTGATTACTATAGTTTCTATAAGTCATAATACGCCCCTAATTAATTGTTAGGACAGAGTGTAAGTGTAGTTATTAACCAAAAATGATACAGAGTCACTAGCACTAGTAACTAAGTAATCAATAGATGGTTCACCACCTGATACACCAGCAATAACTTGAACGAATTGTTGTTGCGGAACACCAGCAGCAATACCCGTTACAGTTACAAGACCCGCTGTTGCAGAGCTTCCTGTTGGCCTAAACTGAACCACATCGCCTATAGCAGCAGGCGTAAACAACACATCAAGAACTACAATTACAAATGGATCAGTGGTAGTAGGGACATAAGTTGTTAATGCTTTTGCTGTGAAGGTAGTCGCATTACCACCCGCTTGGATTGAGCCCTCAGGTTGCAAGAAAAATTGTTTTGCATATTGCATATTTAATACATCAGCAGCAACAAAATGCGTAGAACCATCAGTTTGAACAAATCCTAACAAACGATAAGAATCATATCCCCTAGGAAGCAAAGGAAACGCATTGCTATAAAGTGTCAAAATACCGGCAGTAGGAAGAATATTTTTAGAATCTGCAATTAAATAGATGCAATAGAACGAACTTGCAGCAAGAACGCCACTATCAATACCATTGGCACCTACTACAGCACTATTAACAAACAAAGGAGCTGGATAGGTCAAAAGGTTAGGAACACCATAACCATTTGGATTGATTGGTGGATAAAAGTTTGTAGCTGTTGCGCTTGCGCCCAAAGGAGCTGGGTAAGTAATATTATCAATATTAGGAAAGCTTACAGGCATATCAATCATGTTATTGGAATCACGCGCCTGACCAGGAGCAATCGCAATAACTGTATTTGAAGCAACGGAAATATTTAAACCGTTAATATATAAAAAAGGCAATCTAAAGATTGGGTCATTTTGTACTTGAACTGTGGCCATTTTATTAATCCTTAATAATCGTTAATTAAGTCGGTTACTCAATGTAACCGACTGAACTTTATTAGCCTTGAGATAGAGGAATCATATAGCGCATGGAGTATTCAGGAACAATCACAGAACCGTGTACTTCATCATAAATCATGCCAGTCTGGTTTTGACCGAACAAAGAACCATAAGTCAATCGCAGTGACGCGCCAGTTTCTTCATCAAACTCATTAGCCGTGTCGTAGGGTGCTTGTTCAGGCAATTGAGGCATAGCTAAGTAGAATGCTTCACCACCCAAAATACCGCCGCAACGATGGGATGGGAATGTAAGAATCTGCATTCCAGCTGCTATTGGATTATTCAAGTTTTGATTTTGACCACCAGCCCAGTTTAATGCAGGTGTAATGCTCAGAGTTACAAGTCCTGTAGAACTTGCACCGGCATTAGCAATAGCTCTAAATTGAACAGGGTTAGCAGATGGGAAGTGACCTATAAACGTCAAATAACGCATATTAGGTTGACCACTTACGCCGTCAGCGAACTGGAACAAGTCGCCAGCAAATACAGCGTTAACGTCACTATTGGTAGCGCCAGAAACGGTAATTTGAGTTACGTTTTGCCCAGTAGGATCGTTAGTGCTAACAACAGTCAAAGTTTGAGCATTCACACCAGTATTACCTGAGACATGAATTGGCATTAAGTTTGATTGGTAATATTTCACTAAAGGTGTACCGAAATCGCCAATTTCCCAAGACATTGCGATGTCATCATTACGATGAGGAACGAATTGGTTTAGCCCGTTACCAACGATTGCAGGAACAACGGTATCAGGAAGGTATACTTTAATACCTTCGCTTACTGCGCCATAGTTCTTGAAATACATGATTGCTTGAGCTAATTGTTGATAGCTATTCAGCGCCGTGCTTCCGTTACCGAAGAAACGGTATGGGCCTGAAAATGTATTCAATTGACCATTAAGCTGAGATTGAACGCCAGAAGCCCAGTTAAGCGCCACGTTACCCTCAACCTGCGTAGCAAGTGCAGCGATAAAGGATTTACCAAACACACGCATATAATCTTCTTCACCTTTTTCCAAGTTGAAGATTCTTTGTTGCGAGGTTACAGCGAATGAGCTGTTGTTTGATTGGTCAGCAACGAGTTGCAATACACGTTGGTCAGCAGGCTGAAACGCAGCAACCAGGCCAGCAACAGTGGTTGCTCTAGGTGGTAAATCAAAGGTGACTACAGAGCCAAGGTTTGCTTGAATCTTGTCAAAATCTTTAAATTTAGTATTT